CGCTGGGCGATCTGGGGCGCAAGCTCTGCAGATTACACGCCGGACAATGCGACGCAGATCAATGTGGCCGCAACGAACCTGATGATGCTCTATTACATCAGCAACGATTTTCAGAAAAGAAGAGTGTTGTATGTAGACCAGCCGCTTTCACCAAACGATATCAAGCAGATCGTTTCCGAGGAGCAGACCAGGCTTGATGCGCTGATCTCGATCGGCGCGCTTACGTATGGCAATGTTGTGCTGAATGCGAGTGAAGATACGAATAGCGATATCATCGGTGATTGGAAGTTTGCCTTCAGTGTGACGACAACGCCGCTTGCGAAATCCCTGACGGCAGTTGTCACATGGACTGATGACGGGTTCAAGACGTATTACGAGACAGCATAAGGAGGTAACAGATGCCTAAAAAAGTATATTGCAACGTGGTCGACCACCGGCTCTTAGATTCGAACACCGTTATCGAGGATGTCACGAAAGTAGGTCTTCCGACAATTAAGCACAAGACAGTCCAGATCACGAACGTTGCAGGCGTTGTGATGGATATTGATATGCCGGACATGACGCACTTTGAGGCGGCAGAGTACACCATCACACACAACAACGGTGTGAACTGCAATCTGCTTTCCGCACCGGAGAAACACACGCAGGAATTTAGGGTTGCGCGACAGAAGTACGATACCACCCAGGGCGTTGTAGGCTATGAGAGCGTGAAATACCGTCTTGTAGGAGCGCATGTACAGACAGAGAAGGGCGATATCGAAACCGGTTCTCCGTATGGTTCCACCGAACATTATTCTCTGCTCCGCTATGAGGAGGAGATTGATGGAAACGTCGTGACGATTATCGACTCGACCGCAGGTGTCATCAAGTACAACGGAAAGTCCTATACGGATAATGTGCAGAACCTGCTGAAGTGATCGTGAGCGGAGGTGGCTTTTGCCCCTCCGCATTTTTGACAGGAAGGGAGAAACCACATGGATGAGAAAAAGACAAACGCTGCAGCAGAGAACATTACTCCGGAGGAGCGCAAGAAACGCGCTGAAGAGTATATGGAGGCCCTGAAAAAGCAGCTCGAAGAGCGTAACGCCAAGCAGAAGATTGCGAATGAAGCAATCCAAGAGGGCAAAGGAAAGCTCACGCTTGAAACTCCAATAAAAGCAGGCGATGAAGAAATCACGGAACTTACGTATGACTTCACTGTATTGACCGGCATGGAATATGCCGCGGCTATGGATTCTGATTCCAATGCGCAGCAGATTTTTCGCATCACAGACAGACAGGCGCTGGCGCTCTTTGCAAGGGCTGCATCGAAGCAAACACCCCGCGTTGATACGACTGATATTATTGAGCGAATCGGGATGACTGATGCGGTGACTGCTATTCAGCTTGCAACGTTTTTTTTCTCAGCCTCGGCGCGGGCGGGGCAACTTCGTATCTCGAAAAAGTCGTGACCGCTGGAATGATTACACATACTTCGATACCGGACTTTTTGAATATGACGGTGCGACGGTTTAATCTCCTGTACAACACGATCGGAAGAGTGCTTGAAAAACGGGAGGAATGACATATGCAGGTATTTTACCAGGGGACAGACATCACTGATTCAGTGGAAATTACTTCGTGCATTGTCCATGATACCGTTGGCCGGAGTGACAGCCTGGAGATTGAGTTTAAAAATGCCGCCAGCTGGTATCGCTGGAAGCCAGAAGAGGACGACCGGATATCAGTATCACACAAGGGGTATGACAGTGGTGTGATGTATGTGAATCGAGTGATCCCATCGGACGGCAAGTACCAGATCGTTGCAGCATCCCTTCCGTGTGCTGCCAGAAAGAAAGAGTATCGCAGCTATTCAGATAAGACGATCGAGGAGATTATGCGCATATGCGCGAATGTCTCCGGTATGAATTATGGTCTTTATGGAATAGACGGAGAGACGAATATTCCGTATATCGAGCAGGATAACGAAAGCTGTGCGGCATTCCTTCAGCGACTTCTTGAGTTGGAGGGAGCGACGCTAAAGTGCGTAAACGGGAAGTATGCAGCCATCGGTATTGAATATGCGCAAAACCGTGTTTCAAATCAGCAGGCGGCGATTACGGCGAAGCAGAGGGGATTCCAGTATATCCGGAATGGATCAGCATATCGCAGTCTGACTGTTCGTACGCCGTATGCTTCAGCAACAGCTGAAGATGCTTCAGTTCCGCTGACTCATGCGAGCCTCACGATAAACAGCCTGCCGGTCATGAACAGTATTCAGGCCGGCAGATGGGCGCGAGGAAAGCTGCTGTCATTAAACAGGCAGTGCGAATGTATCAAAATGAATAACGACTATAATCCAGGTCTTACGGCATTGTCGAGAGTCGATTTTTCGGGCGGAACAGACGCAGATGGCGCGTGGCTTGTTGACGATGTGGAACACGATCTGGTGAATGAAACGACAAAGACAACGCTCAGACGATGCAGGTAACTGAAATGGAGATATTCGGCGGAATTGTAGAACGCGGCAAGGTGTCTCAGGTGCAGCAGGACGGGTACATTATCTCATCCCTGGACCGAAACGGCATCATCACCCGCCCGATTAAGCCTGTCGGTACGGAGAGCTACAAGGCAGGCGACAGGGTGTATTACTTCATTTTCAATGACGGGACAGGTCGTATTATCTGCGGCATGTAAGGAGTGGCTATGGCACAGACTCTTCAAACAACAATTCTAATAAATGCCGAGCTTGGTAATGGTTTTTCGAAGGTTGGTGCTACGCTGACGGAGCTCGGATCCCTTGCAAGCTCCATGAGCGACAAGCTGATCGATTTCGGCAAAGAATCAGTCGATGTCTATCGGAATTACGAGAAGAGTATGAAAGATGCCGAGGTCGCTTTGTCCACGACCTACGGGCGCAATACATCAGAGTTGTCTGGTGTTATGAAAAATCTTGACGCTTCCGCAACGGAATGGGCGGCGACAACGATTTTCCATACAGATGACGTTGCTGATGCTATATCCAATGCGGCACATGCGGGCTGGGATTTCAATCAAATCATGACAGGTATTCCATCCGCCATGGAGCTTGCTCAGGCTGGCAGCATTGACCTCTCTGATGCAGTTGATTACATTGTTAAATCCGCGAATGCGTTCGGTATCGAATTCGATAAAGATGGCGACAACATTAAGAATTTCATAGACTTGTGGACATTTGCTGCAAACAGCAGTGCCAGTACGGTCGAGGAATTCGGCGATGCCATGCTGAAGATGGGCAGTACGATGCGGTTTGCGTCGGATCCGGAAGAGCTGATGACGTTGATTGCCGTTACTGCTAATGCTGGGCAGACCGGGGAAGCTGCAGGTACACTGATCAGAAACTCAATTCTTCGTATTGTTGCGCCGACAAAGAAGGCCACCGAAGCCATGGGTGAGCTGGGAGCAACAAGTGATGAAGCGGCTGAACTGATGAACGATCAGGCGCTTGCCGCTGCGAATGCAAGACTTGAACAGGCTGGATTCAGCGCATATGACGAGCAAGGGAATCTAAAGAGTATCCTGGATGATTACCGCGAGTTGTACCTTGCTCTTGGCAATATCGCAGGCGGCTTTGACAATATCGACAAGAACAAAGACGCGCTGCAGATCCTGTCATCCATATTCCCAACAAGAACAGTCACTGAAGCCCTGACTCTTATCCGGAGCGCTTCGGAAAATTACGAAGGACTCTACGACAAGATGAAGAAAGGCGCTGCAAGCGGATATGGCGAATATGCCGCTAAGACCATGATGAACACGCTCAATGGCAAGATTGAGACGTTCAAGAGTAAGATGGAGCGCTTGAAGCAGCTTGTCGGAAAGCAGCTTGCGCCTCAGCTTGAAGAAGTCATGGAAGGCGTCGGCGGGATTGTCGATAGAGTTTCCGAGATGGACGACGGGAAATTCGGATCACTTGTAAGCGGACTTGAAGTTGTCGCAGCTTCAGGCCCGGCACTCCTCGCGGCTGGCGGGGCAGCGCGCATGATCGGAATGCTGTTCACTCCTACGGGCGCAATCGGCGCAGGTGCAACAGTAGCCCTTGCGGCAGCCGCAGCGTTAAGCAATCTGAGCGAGACTGATTTCGAAAGCAAGTTCGGCAACATGGAGCTTGATACATCTTCCATCAGCAGTTTTGCTTCTGAGGTTACGCAGCAGTTTAATTCTGCTATGGATCCGGTCAACCAGTTTAAGCAGGCGGTTAATGACAGCGTTACGGCATATGAGCAGGCCAGCCAGACATTTAAAAGCAAGCTTACGACGTTTGTCATTACAGGAGCAACGCTTACTCCGGAAGATAAAAAGCAGCTTATGTCTCTCGGAACCGAGATGTACACCGATGTTATGACTGGCGTACAGAATAGTACGGCCGAGTCACTGAGCTATTTTTCATATTTATTCGGCGGCGATGAACAAGCAGTAGGGAATCCCACATACCAGGAGATAGCTAAAACTTTCGGGAAGTCCTACGAGGATTCAGTCGCAGCAGTCGAAACGGCGAGTCAAAATCTGCGCGATGCGATGTCAAGTGCATTCGAAGATGGCAAAGTCAATCAGGAAGAGCTGGAAAAAATCCAGAGCTATATGGATGACTACAACCGGGTTGTGGCTGAATGTGCGCAAAGAGCGGCAGAAAAGCAGAATCAGATCAATCTGTTAAAAACCCTTAATAAGTACCAGAATTTAGGGCTTGACAGTGTCCAAAAGGGTGCGGATGAAATTGCTGACCAGAGAAGCAAAGCTGCAGACCAGATCGATGATGAGTATTATACACAGATCGCCCAGCTGGAATACGACAACGAAAAGCAGGGAGTTTCGCCAGCAGAAACTGAACGTCAAAAAGAAGAAATTAGGAGGCAATACGAGAAATACAGAGCAGTAAAGCTTTCCGGTTACGATATCGGCACGATGAATCTTTTTAATAACGGTATCAGGGGAAGTGAACTGGGAGACGCATACAAAGGCCTGGAATCTCTTGCTCAAAAGGTTATGAGCGGGGAACTCAGTACAGATGCAGCTTATAAACAGTACAAAGCCACTTATGGGACGAACGCGAATGCCGGGGAAGCTGATTTAGGACATAACAATATCCGAACCCAGATCAGTGAGTACATGGCTAGCGAGATCGCACACCTTGGTGGTTATGATTCCATTCAAAGTTCAATAAGGGGGTTGCAGGAAGCAGGGGATACTGAGAAAGCCAGCAGGCTGATGACTTTGTATACCATGCAGCAGCTGAATGATAATTTCGCCAACACAGGGAAAACATATAAGAACTTAATCGGAAAAGATACGCATTTAACTGGTGCTGACAGATACCTGAACACGAATACTGGTAACGGTTTCTTTTCCGGAAAATCGGACTGGGAGTCAACCTATAGCACGTATCACCAAAATGAGAGCGGGGATAATACAAGCAGTCAGAATGCAACTCAACCGCAATACGATTTGAGCTTTGACTGGGCGAATCCGCTTCCTA